GGCGGTGCGGCGGGCGCGGGCGGCGTTGCGACACCTGCGACGCCTGCGACACCGGGCGCGGCGGGCGGGATGACGCCCTGCATGGCGGCGGCCCAAGCCGCACGTTCCTGCTCGGCAAGGCTGGCGGCCTGGACCCTTTGCCCATGTTCCCAAGCCGCGCGCCCCTCGCGCGCGTCTTCTTGCGAATGGCGTCTGGCACGGTCCTCGAACCACGCCTCATCCATGCGTTCCTGCCGTTCCCGATCCAGCTTGCGATCCTGGCGGCGGGTCTTCCATTCGTCGCCCCGGAAGAAGCCTTCGACGAACGACCCAAGGGCTACTCCGCTCATGACGGTCCTCCCGGACGAATTGCCCCCATGGGCGCCGCAGATGCGACCTGCTGGGGCGGGTTCAGGTAGTTGGCGATCGCGGTGTCGAGGATTGCATCAGGGACATTGCGGAAGCCATGCCATTCGGAACGAAGGGCGGCCCGGCGCGCCTCTGGTGTCCGCGCCCCGGCGAGACGGCGCCCGGCGAGGTGATGGAACAGCCGGGTCTGTGTGTTGCCGTCGAACACGGTGTTACCGGGCAGGCCAAGTTCGCCCGCGGCACCCCGCAAAGTCGACCCCACGATCTGGTAGTAGCCAAGAGGGGTGGCAACCTCGCGCCGCGGGTTCACCGATTTCACCCACTGCCCATATTCGCCTGAGGGGTTGGTGAACTCGGCAAGCTGATCCAGCGTCATGGTGGAAACATCGACGCCCGCGAACCGGCCGCCTTCTCGTTGCGCGTGCCCGAACAGGGTCGAATAATCGCCCGCCCCTTCGGTCGCCCGGATCAGCCCGTCCAGTGTCGCATCCGGCCCGTAGACTGCGGATCGGCTGGGCGGCGGCACCGCAGCGCCCGGCGGGACAGCCCCGCGCGCCAGCGACACCGCGTTTGGCGGCATCTGGCCGTTGGCCATGGCGGCCTCGGCTTCGGCGCGACGACGATCCATCTCCTCGCGTTCGATCCGCCGATCCCGGGAAGCCCCGAACCCCTCGGCGAACGCGCCCATGGCGATCCCGGCCATGTCAGGCCGCCTTGGCAGTCGCTCGCGGCGTGATGGCATTCTCCAGTTGCGCCACCTTCGCCGCGAGTTCCTTCACTGCCCCCAGCGCCATGCCGGTCATGTCCGACAACGCGATGGTCTTGCCGTCTCCCATTCCGGTGATCCGCTGCATGTCTTCGGCGTAGGGGCCGATATGGGTGCCGGGCGGCCCCATGCCTTCCTTGTAGCGCCAGGTATCCACCGGCATCTCCTCGACCGCGCGCAGCACGCCCTTGGGTTCGGCCTTGTCGGTTTTCGCCTCCTTGGACGACAGCATCGACGCCCACGGCAGCGCGCCGGCGACAGCACCGAGGGCCCCGAACATGCCGCCGGTGTTCGCGGACCAGGCGTTGTAGCGGTTCTGGTAGTCCTGGTTCAGGATGCTGGCCTGCTGGTTGTATCCCTGCATCGCCGCGGATCCACCGGCTTGCACCGCCCCGGACCCCGCCGACATCGCGGACAGAGGGTTGACGCCCAGACCTGCACCAAGCCCGATGGCGGCACCGGTGCGGCTCACACCTTCGGCCTCGACACCGCGTCGGGCAAGGTTGACCGCCCCCGCCTGCGCCAGTGCCGTATCCATGCCCGCCTTGGCTTCCATCGCCTGATACTGCCCGGATGAGGGGTCTACTCCCCGCGCCATGGCGTCCCGGCGGCGCGCCCCGGCGGCGGCAGCTGCGGCGACACCGACGTCGGCGGAAGCCTCGGCCCCGCGCGCCGCGCGCCTTTCCGGGCTATCCCAGGCGCGGGCGTCGGCAATGAACTGATCTTGCAGCGGACGGAAGACAGTCAGATCGCGGGCACGATCCTCGGCCGCCCATGCGTTGGTGGTTTCGGCCTGCCCCTTCATGAAAGCAAGCATGTCCTGACCTGTCTGGGCCGACAGAAGGGCGGCGCGCCCCATGTTCGGGTCTTGCTTCGGGGCCGATCCGCCCATGGCCGCAGTCCTCTTGGTCGCCGCTACGCGGGAACCGGGGCTGCGTCCTGCATCCACCGACAACGCTCGGGAGTGAGCATCATCAGGATAGCATCGGAGCCATCTGCGGCGCCAGCACTCAGTTTCGCCTCGAAACGGAAGCCAGTCCGCAGCGCCACCACCTGCGCCTGGATGTGCCATTCGGGGATAGGCGACCGCAGCCGTTTGATCCCCATGGCGTCCTTGTGGAAGACGAAGGTGAAGAAGATCCTTGCCAGTTCCGGGTGGAACCAGTCGTCGGTGACGCCGCAGAAGTGCATCCATGCGTCGTGAATCGAGCGGTTCTCGATCACGGCGATGCTGCGCAGTCGCGGGATCTCGCTCGGATCGTCGGGGTTGTTGATCGAATAGCCCGCGATTGCCTCGGCGTCGCTCTTGAAGTCCTTGGACCGCGTGAGATTGCGGGCGATGTTGAGGTGGGCGAGTTGCTCGGCCCGGGTGAGAAAGACTTTCATGGCGGTGTCCCTCTGGTGGCGTCAGGAAGGTGACACGATCCCGAACACCTGGTCCATCTGTTCGGGCGTCATGCCTTTGACCACCCGGATCAGTTCGGTGCCCGGGTGCATCCGGTCGATTTCGGAACCGCGCGCCCAGGTGCCGCGGAGCAGTGTGCGATCGGGTTCCGGCAACTGGTCGACGGCGTCGCTCAAAGGCCCGGCGGGGATGTAGCCCAGGCACGAGGTCAGATACTCTTGAGAGGTGAGGTGCCCGAGACGAACGCCGTTGTTCAGGAACACCGTCATGCGGATGGTCGTGGTCGCTCGCAAATCCTCGATGTCGACCGGCGGCGGTTCTTGCGGGGTAGTGGCAGGCGGCACGGGCGCGACCACCCATGTCCCGTTCTGCAGGAGGCGCGCGACCATCCCCTGCGCCGCGTTCGGCGGCGGCGTCGTCGTCGCGCCCGCGGGGATCAGCCAGCGATCAGGCTCGCGCGGGCTTGGCTGCGCGATGACAGGCCCGGTGTAGTAACCGGCGGCATCGGTCTGGTAGACGGTGATGGGGTCAGGCATCTCGACCTCAGTATTTAATGCAGTACAGCAGAGCGATGTTACGAGGACGATTTTCAGAAGCAGTTGGCACGACGAGCGATGCGTCGAAGCTCACTACCTGAGTGCTGCGATTGACTGAGCTGTCCTCAATCGAGCCGACATTGCCCATGAAGAAACTTGTGGCCGAGATGGCGCCGGACCAAGACAACAGCGGGTTAAGGTCACCAAACTCAAGGTGACGCTGGGAAAAGAACCCCGTGATGTTGCGGATAGCGTCACCTTGCGCGCTGCCGTGGGCACGTCCGACATCGACGCCGCGGCCACCATCGGCGCCGCGGATAAACTCGCCGCGAACGTCGGGCACAGCGAATGTGGTCGACCCATCCCCGGCACCAAAGGTGGTTCCGATGGCGGAGAACAACTCGGCATAGGCGACCCGCCCGATCAGGGCGCCATTGCACGGAAGCCAGCCCGCCGGTGCCGTGCTGCGAGCCATGGCACAGACGGTGCCCGGAGGAAGAAGGTCGGTCAGGATCGCGGGGGCGAGGTGATCGAAGTCGATAGCTGCCGCAGCAACCTTGTCACCGGTCACGGAGTCATCGGCCAGCGCGTCGGTGTCGATCGCTCCGTTGGGCAGCACAGGCGCGACCGTGAACGTCCAGATCCCGTTCAGCGTGAAGTTCCCGGAGGTGATGTTCGCCGGATACTTTGGCAGCGCCGAATAGGTCGAGGTGCCGTTGCCGACGAACAGCGTGGACTGATTGGTGACGACACCGATTTCGCCAGCGGCCAGAACGGGGTTTGCGGCCGCCCATTGGGCCGCGGTGCCCCGGCGAGCGAGAAGTCGGACGGGAATGGTTGCCATGTCGGCCTCCTACTCGATGCGCCAGGCGCGCAGGATCGTGGCACGCGGACCGCCGGTGATGCCGTTGAGTTGCGGGGTGATTGATGTGTCGGTTGCCGTCCCCGAAACGATGGCGGCTTGCAGCGTCAGCACCCGCAACTGGTTTGCGCCAGTCACGCGAACAACTGCTGCCAGCGGAATCGACTGGTTGCGGTTCGCGGCCAACGGCGCGCAGGTCGCCGCCGAGGCGTGGATGACCGCTCCACCTTCGTCAGCGATGCGCGCGGCAAGATCGAGGGTCGCCGCACTCGCCCGCGTGATCGTGCAGATCGCATCGACCGCCCACGTCCCGAAGGGCAGCCCCAGGCGCAGGGCTTCTACCCACGTCCCGGCGGCCGCCATGGCGACACCGGATGTGAGTTCGGCAATCTGAAACGGCCGCGGCAGAAACTCCGCTCGCAACGCATCCTTGTCGCCGACCAAAAGGGCGCGGCGTGGCTCGGCTTGCGGCCCACGGTCGCCCAGAAGCACCTCGATGCGTTCCAGAAGCCGGGTGTTGAAGCCTTCGCCCTCCATCATCCCGTCATCCCCAACTGATCGAAGGATTGGGCGAGGATGAAGCGTGTGAGGGTCGCGGTCCCAGTGATCTCGACTTCCCAAGTGCGGGCGAGAAAGCCAGAGGGCAAGCGCACCGGCACGTTGGCTCGCGTAGCGGTGTGACGCTCGACCCCATCGGCGATGATGGTAACGCTGACCGGGCTGGTCACTGGATCACCGGAAACTTCGACTTGCATCCCCGCGAAGTTGACGGGAGCCGTGAATATGAGGGGACCGCTGCGCCAGACATACAGGGCTGGCCCGGACAGTCTGGCGTCGAACTCCAGGATCTCGTTCTGCAGGCTTGCGATGTAGAGGCGGCCGTCGCGCTCGTCTTGCCATAGTGCCGAGGGAAGCGCGGCGATGGCGCCATCCAGCCGGGTAAAGAACGGCCGCTGCGGGTTGCGGAAGTCGATGGCGGCAAGTGCGCTCGTTTCTGACGCGCGAGACGGCGATCCGCCGTCCAGAACTGCGGCCAAAGGCGATGGCTCCGACGGGTCGCCACCGTCATAGAGGTCCAGCCCGGTGAACGTGGCGTCATGTGCGCCGCCGGAGATGGTCTCGATGTCGGCGGCGGGATAGCCAAAGATGTAGAGGCCGTTGTGGTGATGGGCGAAGAAGTCGGCGGGCCGAAGCGCCTCCCACTGGTCCATGGTAAACAAGGGTTCCGACACAACTTGCACACCCGAGGGGCTGATGACGGCAAGCCCGCGGTGTGTCGGATAGGCCGCAGCATACCCCATGTTGGCGATGCCGGCGCGGCTCAGGCACGGCAGGCCATCCTCGATCTTGGTCTGCACCATCGTGTCAGGCGTCGATCCCTGCACGATGTAGGGGCGTTCCTCGGTCAGGACTGCCACCGACTGCCCGAACGCGGCCAGCCCGACAATCGGGGAGTCGACGTTGCGCCGGTAGCGGATGGGCCAGGCATGGGGGATGTAAGGTTCGGAGAAGCACACGGTCTTGCCGTCGAAGCCGACCATGATGCCGTTGGCCATGGCCCGCAGACCCCGCAGGTTGGCGGGCGGGGGGTCGTAGTCGGTGGAGTCGATGACCTCGCCAAGAGGTGTCGTCGCGATATCATGGGCGAAGCTGGTGGTGGCGACCGGGATCTCGGTCACGAAGAACAGCGCAGTGATGCCCTGCTGGCTGGTCTGGGTCCGATAGATGCGGCGGGCGACGATGCTGCGCGAGGCCGGGGTTGCGGCGAACCCGCCGACGGTCGCCACACGGCCGGGCGACCACTCCACAGCCGCGGAAAGCGCCGACGGCGGGCTTTCCTCGCCCAGCGATGTCACATAGGTGTAGACGTATTGCACGGCCTGGGCGAGGCGGGCGTCAAGGGCGCCGCCCATGCTGACCGTGGGAGCCGACACCGGCGCGGGCAGCGCAAGAGCATAGACGGTGCCGCCTGCGAGCCTGACGAAGGCTCCGGCGCCGTCTTGGGTGTAGTAGATGCGGTCCTCAGCAATCGGCGCGCGCACCACATCGGTGAGGACATCGAAGGTCAGCCAGGCGCCGTTGAAGCGGTAGATCGACACCGGGACCGACGGTGTCGAGAACACCGGGTTCGCGGCCCGATAGGGTTCCAGCGACCCCCGTTCGAGACGGCAGTTGCGCGCGACCTGTGCGGCCCCCGCGGGCAGGTATCGCGGTTGCAGCCGCGGCATCTCTCCGGTGAAGGCGCGGATGTCGATCATCAGAAGAACTGCGCCTTGATGCGGGGGCGCGCGCTCTGTTGACCGCTGAACCCGTGGCTGGCCCGCTCGCGCTTTGCGGCGTCGAATGCGGCGAGGTGATAGGCCGCAGCCGCGGGGTCGGTGAACGACTGCCGCGGCATCATCATCAGTTTCGACACCGCCCCATGGGCAATGGTGTCGGCGTGGTTGTCGAACAGGAACCTGGGCACCCGGTTCTGTTCGGTTTGCAGGGTCGTGGCCCCGCTGACGCCGAACCTCGCGCCGACGACAGGCTTGAGGATCAGGCTCAGGAACAGCGACCCGCCGGGCTCGGTCGGCCATGGGGCGATGATCGCCGTGTTCTCGGTGATCTGCGTGATCGAGTGCGGGATCCCGCGGAGGCCATCGGCGCCGATGTCCTGCGACGACACATCGACAAGCGCGGTGGGGGCAAGCATGAGACCGTCGTATTCCGCTCTCTCGATCCGCACGATGGTGCTGGACTCCTGGGCGATTTCGAGCGCCACCGGATCGTCGGGCAGGTCGACGGTGACGATCTCGCGCCACAGGGCGGTGGCCTCACAGAACTCGGCCGCGGCGAGTCTCAGCATCATCAGCGCCGCGGGCTGGGGGGCGTCGGGGACATAGACCGAGACGTGAGGCAGGAACGAGGCCAGGGGCTCCCATGCCGTCATTGCGCTGCCTCCGGTGCATAGGCCGCGCGCGGCGTCGTGATCTTTTCGTTCACCCGTTTCAGCCCAAGGGCGGACCGCGCCTCGTTCATGTGCGCGATCGCCCGTTCCGCCGATCCCGGCAGTGCCATGTCCTTGCGGAGGGCAAAGGAGATGACGAGGTCGACGACGACATTGAAGTAGATGTCGGGCACCGGGACATTCGCGGAAAACGGAGCCCCGCCAAGAGGAGCAGGATACCGGACCACGGACACCTCGATGCGGCCGGTGCCGTCGTTGCCGGGAAAGACGTAGTAGTCGCGCGGCTCGGCCGGGTCGGCCATGACGTGCATCACCGTCGACGCATACGGCTGGATCGCGGGGTTCGACCATCCGGGCATCGAGGCGTCCAGCGCGGTGCGGTTGACGGCGGTGATGGCGGCGCGGGGCGTGTTGTTGGGCGCGGGGCCGACATTGCGCGTCGCCCTTGCCATCGCGATCCAGGTGTCGGGGAGTGTCTGGTAGGCGCCAGCCTGCAGCGACAGGAACGTGGTTTCGGCCATCGCCGACGGCTTTTCGGTCGCGATGTAGACAAGGGCGCGGTGGAGGTAGCCGTTCAGTTCGGCGAGCGGCCATCGGACGTTGTCGATGTCGCTCAGGATCACCGAGACCTGAGCGAACACCTGGGACTGCGTGAACGGCATCGGCTACTCCCCGGCGCTCACGCGCCTGCGGCGCGCTCCCGGCGCCCCTGCACGATCTGCGCGATGATGGTTTCCGGCTTCGCGCGCGGGCTCGGCGAGCGGCCGAGTTCCGCCTCCATGATCGACCCCAGCTGTTCCCGCGGCATGTCCGGGGTCAGCCCGTCATCGACTGCCTGCCCGACGAGTTGGGCGGGCACGGGCGCATCTTCGGGGTTTCGGGTGTCATCGCCATCCTGCGCCACCGGCACCTGCGCGACGACCGGCGCGACGCCGCCCTTGCGGATCGCTTCTTCCGCTGCGCGCTTCGCGTCTTCCTCGGCATCGCGGGCGGCGTTGGCGGCGGCAACCGCGACGGGGTCGATGTCGCTGTTCATGGTGCTGACCGCAAGCAAGGGGTCGACACCAGGCGCTGCAAGGCCCGGTGCGGCGCCAAGCGCGGGCGGGGGCGCGGCTTCGCCCTCGACCGCGCCCAGGAACCGGTAGCCCTCCTTGATCGCCAGAAGGGTCTGCATGTGCGAGGTGTTGGCGACCGCACAGGTGTGCCGCCCAACGGAGTCCGGCGTGAAATGGTAGGCCACACCATCGAGATGCACGGTGGTGCCGCCCGGGCGCTGGATCAGGGATTCGATGATGACAGGCATTGGTCGCGTCCTTCCCTACGCTGGATGTGAGGCCACGGGCGTGGTGCGGGGCGCCCGTGGCGTCTGCGGCTGGATCAGTAGCGCCAGCGGCAGGTCAGATGGATGCGCTTCGACCCGTTGGCGGCGGCGGCCTCGTTGGCCGACAGAATGCACCCGATGGACCGGACCAGCCCGGATTTCGGCAGGTTCCAGTAGGTGTGGGGCGGGACGCGCACGAGGGTGTTGATGACCTGGGCGGTCAGGAGTTCGTTGCCCACGGTGCGGGTGTCGAGCAGGGACGAGAACTCGCCGGTCATGAAGCCGAACGCGAAGGTCGTGCCCGCAGTCATGCCGATCTGGATGGCCTCGATTTCGAGAAGCTGGGCATGGGCGGGCAGCGCCCCCATCTCGATCTTGTCGGCGGCGGCCGTGATGTTTGCACCGCTGTGGACGAAGGTGAAGGTCTGTTGGAACATCGGCCCCGCCACCGCGATGTCGAGGATCGGGGCGAGGCGGGCGGCTTCGGGGGTCTGAAGGATCGGCATGGCCTGTGTCCTCTATCGGGGTTGCGGGGTGCGCCGCGCCCTGCGTCGGGCGCGGCAGGCCGGATCAGTTGACCGGGACGGCGTAGGTGTCGATGGAGATGACGCCGAAGTCGCGGTCGTTAAACCGCGTCTTCTTGATGCCCACGATCGCCCCGGCCGCCATGGCGACCTTGTTGCCGAAGTCGCGCAGTTCCTCGTTCCAGAAATACCGCTGCTTCGTGGTCGTGCCGTAGGCGATGGCGCCAGCCTGGGCGCCGAGGAACAGCGCCCGCGCTCCGGGCAGGTTGGCGCCAGCCCCAAAGTTGTTGTAGCGGATGATCGAGGCGTCGGTATGGATGACGATGCCGTTGATCATCCCGGTGCCGCCGCGCACGAAGTCGGACTTGTTGCCCACGGCCGTCGCCAGCGCGCGGGTCATCTCCAGCCAGCCACCTTCGCCGGTCTGCTGCCGCATCCCGGTTTCCTGCCAGGGGTTGATGATGGAGAGGTAGCGTTCCTCGCCCTCGACCGTGACGGGGTTGATCTGCGGGGTGTTCAGGTCGATGGCGTTCATCATCCGCGCCCGGGCCCCGACGCGCTCGAACACCTGCTTGGTCAGGCCGTCGGCGGTGGTGATGGTGGCGATCGAGGTCGCCGACCCACCGAACATCTGGTGTGCGGCATCCGGCGCCTGGAACGGATTCCCGGCAAAGGCGCGACGGAACTTGAAGTCTTGGTTGATGCCGAGGCCGCCGGACAGGTAGGCGAAGATGGCCTGGTCGCTCCACTCGGCCAGGAACTTTCCGATCAGTTCCTTGTTGAGCTTGCGGAGGTCGTGGACCTGCCGCTTCCGCGACATCCGCCCGCCCGCGGACCCGGGTTTGCGGACCTGGTCGATGCGCACCTCGTCGGTGTAGAACTGCATGTCTTCTTCGCGGCCCTCGGCAACATCGTCGCCCTCGATGACATCGCCGCGGAAGGACATGAGGAGGTCAAAGCTGACACGGTCGCCGGGGTCGGATTCCAGCTGCGTCTTCTCGTGGATGATCGCGTTGGGATCGGTGCCGATCCACTTGCGGTTCGCCCACTTCATCTTCTTCTTGACGTCGACTGCCAGCGTGGTCGCCCACGCCTTGACTGCCTTGACGTCGCCGACTCCAACGATGGTGGTCGCCATGATGTGCGTTCCTGCCTCAAGAGGGGGGAACCAGGCACATCCTGCGTCAAGGTCTGGGTGGTGATACCACGGATCGCGCGTTTTCGGCAAGCCCGCTGGAGTCTTGTCCAGCGTCGGCGTCGAGAACCCGCACTTTCACGTCGTCAGGGGCGTCGATGACCATGGTGGCGCGCCCATTCGCCTTCTTGATCCTGATGCGGATCAGACCGTCACCGATGATGACGGTCTGATCCCTTCCGGTCAGTTGCTTGACCAACGGCACGAGATTACTGGCTCGCCAGCCAGGCTTCGAGGGCTTCGGGTGACAGCTTCTCGATTGCGGCCTCTGCGATGTAGGGGTTGTCGCTTTCGAGAAGCCGATCCAAGGCCGCGAATGTGCCATCCACTGCGGCGCCGGTGTCGGACTGCGGGACAAAGGCCAGCGTCGGCTGTGGCGCCTTGGGAGCGGCCGCGGGCGCCGTTGCTCCCGGTGCGGGGCGAGCCTGCCCGGGCGTCACCGGCGCCGGGAGTTCGACACCTGCGGCCGCAAAGGTCTGGCGGTAGGTGTTCATGGCCGCGGTGAAGACCTGGTCGACGGTCATCGACTTGGCTTCCGGGCTTCTCTGGATCGCCAACACGCGCTCGTTGAAGCCGGTGACGTGGACCGGAGCCCAGAAGGTTGGGTTCGCCTCCTTGATTTGTTCGACGCGCGACCAGTAGGCGGCGACAGTCTGCTGCTGATAGGCCTGTGCCGCCTCGTCGGCCCGCGTCAACTCCAACTGCGCGGCGACGCGGGCCTGGTCGATTTCCGCCTGCTTCGTCCGCAATTCCTCGCGGCTGATCTCGCCGTTGTCATACTGGTCGAGAAGGGCATCCTTCTGCCCATCCAGTTCCGCAATCCTCGTCTGCACCGCGGTGCGGTCGATCGGCGGCGGCGGTTCCGCAGGCGCGGCGGGCGCGGGAGGCTCTGCGGGCGCGGGCGGATCGTTGGCGGTCGGTGCCGTCACATCCGGGGGCGGCGGGTCGGCGCCATCACCATCGAGGTCCACCGGGCCATCGGGCGCCTCGGCGATGCTGATGTTGGCCTCTGCCATCTCGCGGATCGCCATCGCTTCCTCGGCGTTGAGCCCGGCGATGGCTTCGGCCGTGATCTGGTCGCCCAGAACGGCCTTGTAGTCGATGCCGTCGAGGACTTCGGTTGCGGTCTTGGGCACGGGTCTCGCTCCTTCACATCAGGGCGGGTTGAGGGGCGGCCGAGGCCGCGGTGGGAAGGTTCTGCGGCAGCGGAGCAGCCGAGGCCTGCGCCGTTGCCATGACGCGGTCGGTGACGGGCGCCGCCTGCGGCATCTGCATGAGGTTGGTGGCAATGGTCAGCGCGGTCTGGATTTGCGCCAGGATTTCCATGGCTTTGCTCGCCTCGGTCTTGTCGGCATCGAGTTGCGTCTTCCGGGCCTTGGCGGCCAGTTCCATGGCCTGGGCCTCTTTCGCCGCCAGTTCCGCCTCCATCGCGCGCTGCTGCATCTGGGCCTCGGCCTGCTTGACCGCCTGCTGCTCGATCATCTCGGGGGTCGGGTTGTCGGGATCGGCGTCGGGGTCGGTCTGACCACTGATCTGCCGGATTCGCTTCACGATCTCGTCGCCGTTGGGCAGGTTCATCATCTCGACGACCAGATCGAGGATGGCGAGGGCGATCATCGGCGCCTGTGGGGCGATCTGTGCCAGCACCTCCATCAGGATCGCCAGATCGGCCTGCCGTTGCGATGCCCGCCATTCCTCCTCGCCGATGATGAAATCGGCCTTGAACGCTGCGATGTTGACGGCCTCGGGGCTGGTGCCGTTTATGACCACATAGTCGGGATTGCCACGCTGGTCGGTGATGCGGAACTCGCGTTCCTTGGTGATGAATTGCTCGACGTTCACCACCAGCTTTTCGCCGTGGATCATTCGGGCGAACCGGTAGTTGTCGAACAGGATCGCCGTGGCCAGTTCGCCCTGATCCTGTCTGGCAACGATCGCTCGTCCCGATGTCGCGTTGGTCTGGCGCCCCATGTTCTCGTCGGTGACGCCGCCGACGGACTGGATCATCTTGGCGTCGGATTCCATCAGTTGCAGATGCGCGGCGGCAAGCTGCAGGTCGGTCTCGATCTTCGGCGCCATCCCGGCGACCGGCGTGAACTCGATCACCGCGTCCGGTCGCGCGGCTTCTTCACGGAACTCGTCCATGTCCCGGACCGACCCCTTGGGCACGAAGGCGCGGCGCGTGGACAGAAGGTAGAGGGCCTTGGACGCGCGCTTGTTCAGGTCGCGCTGCGGGTCGCGGACACCCCGGATGTAACCGTAGGGCATCCCGTCCTCGGCCCTGCGATAGCCCCAGATCGGCGTCAGCGGGAACCGGTTGTGCCGGTAGATCGAGGGGCCCAGGTAGATCAGGCCTGCACTGGTGAAGATCGCGACATGCGTTCGCATCCGGGTCTTGGCGACGACGGTGGCGCGGCCGGCGGCGATGTCACCGAGATGCCCCGGCGATCTTTCATCGAACACCTCGCCCGAGAACTGCCCCCCGGCGACCCATTTCTCCAGCACCGGCCGCCGATACCACGCCTCGATCAGGCGCACCCGCTCCCGATAGTTCAGGGTGCTGTCGGCGTAGAGGCCGCCGCCCTGCGTCATCATCCGCTCGTGGCTGTCCATGGCGGCGTCTCCGTAGCTGTCGAGACCGCCCAAGCCGAACTCGTAGATGCCAGATGTCGCCCTGGAGATCACCCCTGCGCGCTCCGGGAACAACGCCATCGCGAGGTCCACATCGGTCCAGCGGGTGCGGAACAGGTAGCGGGCGTCCGAATAGTCGGGTTCCCGGCTGGCGCTGTCGTGGATGACGTTTCGCCAGGATTCGTGACGATCATAGACCGGCTCGCCATCGTCTTCGGACCGGTATCCGGCCTCCAGCCATGAGAGCCCGGCCTTGACCATCTCCGCGAAGGCCGCGGAGTAGGCCATGTGGCTGTGGTTGGCGTCTCTGAGGTAGCGAAGGAACTCGGTCTTGCGGTGTGCCGTGTGCGCCCCATCCTTGCGCCTCGGCATCAGCTTGAAGTCCTTCCGCGACCGCCTCTCCTTGCCCAAGAGCCAATTCACGGAGGTGTGGATGAGGTTGAAAACGAGATCGAGTTGCCCGCGCTCGTTCAGGATCGCGCTTTCTTCTTGGGACCAGTGGCGGTGGTCGTAGAAGGCTTCATCAACCTCCATTTCCATGCGGCCGGGGGCCTGCTTGTCCATCTCGTAGAGGTAGTTGCCCAGCAGGCGCTTGTGGGTGTTCACCGCGGCTTCTTCATCCAGCGCGTTGCCCATCGGTTTGCGGGCCGCGGCCTTCGACACCTCGCCCAAGAAGCGTTTCGCGGCTTCCTCCGGCGACTTCGATGAGCCGAAGTGCCATTCGCCCGCCCGGAAATCACTGGCCTCAGACACGATCCGTCACCTCCTGATGTTCGATGACGCGGCCGGAGGTGGTGTCCACCATCTTGGCGTCTCCGATCGACTTGGTTTCCAGTGGCGGTTCTGCGGGCATGTTCTTGAGATCGGCGAGGCAGTCGCGGATCGCGGAAAGGATCTTGATGAGGTCGTTGCTGTCGAACTGGTTCCAGCCCATCGCCTCGGCGTATTCCATGAGTTCGACGGTGGCGCGGTCGGCGTCGCCAACCTCCTCTGAGAACATCCAGGCGCTATCGAGGCGCACCACACAGGGCTCCCAGCGTCGCACCGGCTCGTTTGCGGGACCGAAGGCGAGGCAGGGGCGATAGTCGCCCATGGGGTTTCGCAGCCAAGTCCCGAAGACAAGGATGCCCTTGTGCTGCCGCCGGAACGCATGTTTCCGCAGGTCCAGCGCCGGGCGCTCGGTGTAGTTGCGGGGCAGGATCAGTCGGCTCACGGCGAGGCCTCGCACTGGTGTGCGGATTGTGCCAGCATCCGCGGGATGCTACTGCGGTCGGCCATCCGCATGTCGGTGAATTGCGAGCGGCTGGTTGCGCCGGCGCGGCGGCAGCGCAGTGTCAGGTCATAGGTCATGGCCTCGTCGTTGCGCGCGACCGTCAGTTCGATGGCGTCCAGGGCATCGAGGCCGAGGCGGTCGATTATGGCCTTTCGCAGGAAGGCAGTCCGTTCGGACTCGGTCATACCGTGACTCCTGATCTGCGGATGTTGCGTGGCCCGGCGCGCCGGTTGGCCTTCTTCTTGGCGTCCAGCGCGGGATCGAAGGCGGACAGATCGAAGCCTTGGGCGTGCTGGCGGATGGCATCCGGGGCGTGTTCGTGACCGTCTTCGAGATGGCCGCTTGCCCAGGTCTGCAAGGTGCGGTTCCATGGGCGGCTGTAGGCGTCGAGGTGAACGATGCCTTGCTTGGTCGTTTCCTCGTGGAACTGGTAGGTGTCGCACGCGAGACGCAGCTGGTCGATGCCGTGCTGGAGGTCGTGGACCCTGGGCACGATCTGCCAGTTCCACATCGGCCGGATGTCTCTCAGCACGTCGATGGGGCGATACACGCTTTCGGCGCCCTGCCGGGTATTACCGCCGTCGTGGGGGAGGTAGTGGGTGTCCCAGACGCAGCCCAGACGGTCGAGCCAGAGGATGAACGGAAGATACCCCTCCCCGGTGGCCTCGCGATAGTTGACCCACCGGTCCATCCCGCCGATGCGCTGGTGAACCCAGACCACCGTGGAGTCGGTCGCCCCCAAGTCCCAGAACGTGTTGCAGGGGACGTGCCGGATCAGCGGGAAGTGCCCGATGCGGCCTTCGCGGCGCGCTTTGGCCATTTGTTCGGCCAGAATCTTCCCGCGGGTCGACGCCTGCCAGCACTCGCCGGGTGTCGACGGGTATTCCCGCCACATCAGTTCGGGCTCGGTGCGGAAGTCGGTGTCGCGCTTCGCCACATACCAGGTGCGCTGATCGAGGTCGATTTCGCACCCCATCTCGCCCTCGATCTTGTCGAAGTAGGCGTGATCGGCGGTGGTGATGATGACGCGGCCGGGCGCGGAGCGATAGGACGGGTCCTGCCACCAAGGGAAGAAGTGGAACCGGTATTCCGAGGGGTCGAGTTGGCGTGTCACGCCGTCGGCCCCCTGCTTCTGGAGGTTCTCGGCGGTGCTCGCGATGTCGTAGAACTCGCCTGCCTGCCCTTCGGCGGTGGACTCGATGATGGCGATGCCGGTCGACGGGACCGCCTGCAGCGAGCCGGTGGTGATTTCCCTGGCCTTGTGCGGGAACTGCGCCGCGATCTTGCCCATCTCCGAGACGTGGAGGAACTGCACGGTGGCGGATCGCGCCGATGTGGTCACACGGATCGAGGAGCCGTTGGCGAAGATCAGCTGCGAATCGTTGGACTTCACCAGCGGGCAGTATGCGCGGATCGCGTCGGGCAGGTTGTCGTAGGCCAGCTTGATCTTGTCGCGGAACAGGTTCTCGGCGTCATCCAAAGTGTGTGCGATCAGCACCACGTTCTGGTCGGCGTTCCAGAGGGCGTGATCGAGGGCGAGAATCGCGATTGCGGTAGAGTTGTGCGAGATGAGGCCGCTTGCCACGAAGGTGCCGGTAGAGGTCTGGATGTCGATCAGGTCGTGCGGAGTGTCCACGCGCTCGATGCGCACGATTTCGTCCCAATTGGCGCCGGTGCGCTTCCCGGGGATGGCCTTGCCGTCGTAGATCATGCGTTCGCGGAATCGGGTTGTTGGGCAGGCGGCCAGCACGTCGATGACAGTGTCCAGCCTTCCGAATACAATCTTGTGGACGGCGCGCAGACCTAGCTTCGATCCACCCTCTCGGTGATCTTCCTCGATGCGATGGGGCAGGCCGCGGCGCGTCGCCCATGCCACCATGCGGTCGAAAACGGGGCCTGGGCGCTGGAAAGCGCAAAGGGAGGCGCCGGTGCGCGTGGCGAGGGCTAAAGACCCCTCTCCGTCGAGAATTCCCGCCATCCATCCGTCATCTGGATCGGCCGCGGACGGCGAGGCGCAGGCACGCCGGATCGCGCAGCCCACTTTTAGGCGCGCCTTTGAGGGTTCTTCGATCATCCGCCACCGGCCTTCCGCTTGGCCGGGAGAGCGGGACAGCCATCGGTGATTGCCGGAGCAGGTGACGACAGCGCCAGAGGCCAGATGCAGGCGATAGGCGTGGTCGTGGCGCGTGACGGCGGTGGCGACGACATCAGCGATGCGAAGCGATCTTGTCGGGCCCTTGCCGCCCGGCGGGAACTCGTCGCAGGCCACGACACGGTCGCCGGGGCGCACATCAGCGAGGCGGCGCCAGGTCAGATCGGCCATGAGGATTGGCGTGGCCGGGTCGAGGCAAAAGCCCATCTGGCGCGCCTTCAGCAGGACGTTGCGATGCCAGAGGCGGGACAGCAGCTTCTTCTGTGCGGGGTTGGGGATGAACGGCACGATCATGCCGGGGTCGCTTGCCGACGTGCCGGGGCTCTTGACCTTGATCTTGTAGAGGCACCCCGAATGGATGCGCCAATGCCAGTCGCCCAGCATGGGGATCAGCGCGTTGGCTGAGGTCATCCCTCCGTCAGGCATGATAGCGACGCACCTCCTTGACCGGGGCGTCGTCCTCGTCGGTTACACCCATCCAGACCGTGGCAACGGCAGCGGCCATCGTGAACAGGTTCGCCATGTGCGGGATTACGAATGCGCAGAGGATGCCGTGGCGCGGGACCGTGAACGAGGCAAACGCCATCCTGTCCGCAAGCCTGCCGCGGGCGGTCAGGCCTGCGGACAGGATGGCGTTTGCCCTTGGGCAGGTGGGGCAGGGCCAGTTCCGCGACGGCGTCGACGCTGACGGGCAGGAAGGCGTGGCGCTTGGGGGGCGGCGGGAATGGCGCGGTCACGTCCTAGAATTCCCACGGGGACAGCAGGGTGCGGGGCCAGCGCGCGTCGCCATCGCTGGGCGCCTGGTTCGCGCCTTTTGCTTGCTGCGGCACCGGCCCAAGCCCCACGCGCATCACCTCCTCGATGTCGGCCGCGATGCGCAGGAGGGTTTCCGCGCTGGCGTCCCCATTGCTCAGATCACGCCCGCGCCGCCAGGCTTCGTCGTGCAGGAATGGGTCGTCGGTCATGAGCTGGCGGGCTCCTGTGGGGGGACCGGCACGATTGGCGCGCGCGATCCGGTGGTCTGGATGTGGCGGATCAGATCGCCGAGGGCGTCGGCGACGGGGCGGCCTGCATTCTCGCGGTCGAACATTCCGAGGTGGCGGGCGACCTGGTCGAGGGCGTGCATCCGGTCCAGCGTCTTGATCTTGGTGCCCTTGTCGGTTTCCTCGACGGCGTCGAACAGGATCGCGGCCTCTGGCGGCAGGGATGCGGTGTCGGCCAGCACGGTGAAGCCGATGCCGTAGCCGTCGCACTCCGGGCAGAAGGGGTTGGGGGAGAGGTTGCGGGAGTAGCCATAGCCGCCGCTCTCGACGGGCTCTGTGGCGCGCAGGCGGGCCATGACAGCGGGGCGCGGCGTCTCCCGGTCCGCTTCGGCCGCGTATTCAGCTTCCCATGCCGACCGGGCGTCGTCGTATTCCCGGGGGGTGCGCCACTGGTAGGCGTGGTCGATGCCGTGACAGAAGCGGCAGGCGCCGCGCCGGTGCTGCATCAGCGCGCGCGGGTCTGCGGTGGCGATCTGGGAGTAGCGTCGCAGGACATCGTCGGCTTCGAGGCTGACGCGCGCGCTCCGCTCGGCCATGAGTTCGCGGATGCGCTCGCCCACTTCGGGATAGCCCATCAGCTGGTTTGCCATGTTGGCGGCGGTGCTGCGCTTCGTGGGCTTGTATCCGGCCCGGAAAAGGGCCTTCGTAGCGTCGAGGTCCACCAAGTATTCCTGGCAGAACGCTTCCCTCTTGGCGTTGCGCAGCGCGGGCATGGGACGATCCTCCAGCGCGCGCATTGTCGCAATGTAGAATCTTCCAGTCAACTGGCAGTCGAATATGCCGCTGATACCCCCAGATGTGGGTCAGCGACCGCGGATGTAGGCGATCAACCGGACCAGTCCGTAGCCTGCCGCGACGACTGCGACGAAGGCGAGGAAGCCGGGATCAAGCATCCAGAAGATGGGGGTGTTGTTGCCCATGCCGCTGTGTGGTGCGGCATGGGTGAGCGTGTCAAGCCACGTCCTGCTTTTGCCGGGCGCGGACCGCCTCACGGGCTTCTTGGGTGATGCGCTTGGTCATCTGCCACCCCCGAACTGCCGCTGCGCCTCGCTCCTGACCGCCTGCCGCAGCCAGCGCGCCAAAGACCCACAAGTCGCGCCGTTCCTGCCCGTGCAGGGCGCGCTGGCTGCGTCGCAGACCCGCGTCATGGCGACACCAAAAGAAATGCACCAGTAGGGTGCATTTTCCTTTTGACACACGCACCCAATTGGTGCATAGAAGGGACACGCACCAAGCGGGTGCGCATGACACGGGAGACGAGACCATGAAGGCCATCATCAACGGCAAGCGCTTCGACACCGACAAAGCGATCCTGATCGCCGAAACCAACAATATCGACCACAACACCAGCCGCCGCGATTTTCGGTTCTGGGAGGCGGGCCTTTACAAGACACCGCGCTCGGGCACTTACTTCCTTGCCGGTCAGGGCGGCGCCATGTCGATCTTCTCCCAATCCGCAGGCCAAAACTCCTGGTCTGGCGGCGAAGGCATCATCCCTTTTGAAAGCCGTCGCGCAGCGCTCGATTGGGCTCAGGACGCCCTGTCGCACCGCCCCGACGTGATTGAGGCCGAGTTCGGCGACATGGTGCAGGACGCCTGACGCGGCCTCCGCACGGATACGGCCGGGCCGTTGCGCCCGGCCGAGCGGTTGGCCGCGATGGCGCGGCATCACAGCCCCGCCTCCTCTGCCAAGATCAGCGTCGTCAGATCGCGCAGCCGACGGTCTGCCTGGCGCAGGCCGCGAGTGTCGCATCGACGGGCCAGCCGGTTGCGCTCCGCCAGCGCCTCTGCATGCGACCAGCGAAGCGCGTCGATCACCACGGCGCGGCCCCGGTCGGCAGGGGTCAGCAGGAGCGCAGGAGCGGGCGCTACAGGGGCGCTAGGCTCTGTCGGCGTCAACCCTACCGGAACACCCCTTACCGGGCGCGCAGGGTGCCAGCCATGAAGCGGGCGGGCCTGTGTGCGATGGATGGGTGCGGAAGCGGGGGTCATTCCGCCCTCGTGGATTGGTAGATGCGGACCTTGTGAACCTCGGCCACGCGCCGGATCACGCCCTGACGCAGCAGCTTGCGGATGTGCGCGCTGGCCCGGCTCTTAGGCATGTCTGCTGCGCGGCTCAGGTCGCCGCTGGTGAACTCGAGACCGCGGTCGATCAGCTCGGCGGCACGGTAGGCGGCGGGGATCATTCGCCGATACCCAGCTTGATTGCGACCGAGCGCAGGATAGCTTCTGCCTGCGCCTTGCGCTCGGGGTTCACACGGCCGATGCGCTCCTGGTAATCGGCGACCTCGTCCGCCGTCATGCGTCGTCGTTCAACCGGCGCGGGCTTGGGCATCATCGCTCGGGCAATCTCATACAACGCCCCAGGCGTCGGCTTCCGGCGAGGTTCGTCCCGCTGATACTGGATGCACGCCCGCTGGATGTATTCCTGCGGAATGCCTTCCAGCACGTCAGCCCAATCCTTTCCGATTGCCGCCAGCAACGCGGGGTCATCATCCTCTCGCCAGTAATGGCTGAGAAGCGTTGCGGCTCGGCCCTTGATCCAGATCCGATGTTCATTCCGCTCCGCCAATGAAGGCGCGGAGCCGTTCGGCGCTTTTGGCAGTTCGTTCATACCCGCCTCCATCCACAATCTTCGGTGCCTTGGAATTGCGCATCCAGTTGCGCCATGTCGCTTGCCAGTCCGCCTTTGTGGCGTCCTTGCCGCTTCGCCCGATCCAGTAGTCTCGGAACTTGTCGGCCTCTGACCGGATGACGGTTTCGGCCCAACCTTCTGTGATGGCCCACTGCCCCCATTCGAGAGGCAGCACCCAATTCTCGGGAAGTCGTGCTCCGCGCTTGCGCGGCCAAGAAGGTACGTCAGTACCTTCTTGTATCTTCTCTTCTCTTCTCTTCTCTGGGATGGCTTCAAGCGACATACTCTTGTCGCTCAAGTCATTGTTTTCACGCGCTGCGGCTTCGCGTTCGCGCCTGTTTCGCTGCGACTTCACGCGCGCTTCACCAGTGTTTCGCGCTCGTTTCGCCTCTCTTTTTGCGCGCGAATTGGTGATGAAATCGCCCTCGGCTTCGATCTTTCCAATCTCGATCAGGCGGTCTGTGAGCGACCTTGCCGAGCGGATGCTGCACCCCAAAATGCCCGCAAGATGCCGGTCATCACGACGTGCTTCGCCGCCCCGGGAATAGAATAGGTCGATTAGCACCGCATAGGCGCCAATCAGTTCCGGCGACATGCCCTGCACCCCATTGATGAAGTCTACGGGGTCGCGCTTATACCACTCCATTCCCCTGCCACTCATCGCGTGGCCTTCCCGATTGCTTGGGCCAGCGCGTCACGCAGCACCTGC